AACCTCTGGTGGACTGGCGGGATCGTCTGGAAGTGCATCCTGAACCCGGATCCGCTGGGCGAGCGCCCGTATGAGATCTCCTCGTGGGAGGAAGTGCCTCACAGCTTCTGGGGTGTGGCGCTACCTGAAGTCATGCGTGATACCCAGATCATGTGCAACGCCGCCGCTCGTAGCTTGGCGAACAACATGGGTATTGCTTCCGGCCCTCAGGCTGAGATCGCGGTTGACCGCTTGCCCGATGGCGAGGAGCTGACCGACATCTACCCGTGGAAGATCTGGCAGACAACCTCCGACCGTACTGGCGGTGGTCAGCCTGCCGTTCGATTCTTCCAGCCGAACATGAACGCCGACGTCCTGCTCAGCGTGTACACCACGTTTGCCAAGCAGGCCGACGAAGTCACTGGTATCCCGAACTACGTCTACGGCTCCAGTGCCGTGAGTGGCGCAGGGCGCACAGCTAGTGGTCTGTCGATGCTTATGGACAATGCATCGAAAGGTATCAAGCAAGCTGTGGCAAACATAGATAAAATAGTAAGTGGTATTGTGCAGAGACTATATCTGCACAACATGATGTTCGACCCTGATCCCTACATCAAGGGCGACTTCAAAGTTGTAGCCAAAGGTGCAATCGGTCTCCTGCACAAAGAGACTCTCCAGATGCGCCGCAACGAGTTCCTCATGGCTACGGCGAATCCGATTGATTCTCAGATCACTGGCGTCGAGGGCAGGGCATACCTGCTGCGCGAGGCTGCGCGTGGTCTGCAGATGGACACAAGCAAGATCGTTCCTGACCAGAACACCTTCGAGCAGCAGAAGATCCAAGCTGCCGCACAGGTGATGGCTCAAGAGATGATCCAGCAAATGATGTCACAGATGCAACAACAGCAAGGCATGCCGCCACAGCTGGCCGCTCCGCAAGAGCAGTTACCTGATGGTGCTCCAGCTGGTGGCCAGATGGCAAACACGATGCAACCAATGCCGATGGCAGACGGTGGTCAAGTTCCTGAGCCGATGGCGGATCAAGTCCTTCGCTCGTTGGTTATGAATGGCTCTATCTAGGAGACGTAAATGATGAAGAAACACGCGGACGCCGCTCAAGACAAATCGATGATGAAGAAAGTCGCTAAGAAAGAAGTCGAGGCGCACGTTTCGAAGATGCACAAAGGCGTCGCTGGCCGCAAAGCATTTGCTGACGGCGGCATGGCTGGCTGCGCATCCGGTATGTCGGGCACCGGCCGTCGCTCGATGCAAGACTACGGGAAATAAGAATGGGCTACTCACCTGACTGGCAGAAGCAAAACTACGCCAAGAACAACTCGACTCCCAAGATCACGCAGAAGGGCAACATCGTTCGCAACGAGCTGTTCCACAATGCGCCTTCTCGTCTGGGCTTGGCTGATGGTGGCGACGTAACAGAGCAGCTGAAGCGCGAAGGCTTGGAAGCCTCTAACCGCGAGCGCGAAGCTGAACGCGCAAACATGAGCGGCCTCGAGAAATTCGTTGATGGCTTCAAGCGTCTGGGCACTCGCCTGAAAGAAGGTAACATCGACCAGCCGGGTTCTGCAGCGTACAACAAGTATGGCGCCGGTCGCGGCATGATGGAACGCGATATGAAGACGCCTACGAACAACGAGTTCAACGACTACTCCGGTCGCAATATGAGCACTCTTGACGAGGGAGGCAACATACGTCCACCGGTTGCTGACACCTACCCTGATGAAGCAGATCGCGGAGTCAAGCCGAGTGGCGGGATTTTCTCGAACCCGACGATGAAGGGTCGAGGTGATGACGCACCAGATACGCGCTCCTCAGACTATAGCGCTAACAATACACCTACTCGCGTTGCTAAGACTGCACCGAAGAAGAGAATTGCTTCTCCTAAAGTTGATGATGGGATGGATCGTCCGCACAGCACACTCTCAAGTGTGAGGTCTGACTCCCAGAGCTTCCCACGTAATGACGATGATATGAACCGTCGGCGTCTAGCTGGAACCTCTAAAGATCCTGATCTTAAGAAAACCTCTTCGCCGCCTAGCAACGATCAGCGGAAAAAGACAGGCGATGATTTCTCCACTCGCTATGCAATGAGAAACGTATCTCCTGCAGAAGACACCAAGAAGAACAAAGGCAAGCCTGACAATTCTTTCTCCACTCGCTATGCGATGAGAAACAGTTAAGTGATAACACAACCAAGTAAACAAACCATCCAAGCCCTAGCGACTCTGGATGGTGATCTCCATTTTGAAGTTGTCAAGCAATGGCTAAGGACGACTCTCAACGAGCTGAATGAACAGACGCCCTATTCCAAGGACGAGGTGCAAACCCGCTGGAATCAAGGCGCCCAACAGCTGTTGCAAGAGTTCCTACAGCGAGCTGACAACGCACAAGAAACCATTCGCAAGTTTTAGCCCGTAGGGCAACCCGCGCTGACCGGGTCTTAGTCAGCAAGTAATGAACACTGATCTCGTATCGGCGGACTACCTTCCGAGGGCTCTGCTCGTTCCGAGGTTCGGCTCATGGAGAATTTATGGCAATTCCACGCGCAGTTCGAGAGGCGGCTGAAAAAGCCGAAGCACTCCACAAGCAGGTGTATGAGAAGCCTGCTGAGGATCCTCAACCACAACCAGTACCTGATCCACAACCTGATTCTGCTCCCAATGCAGATCCTGAGCCAAGTCCAGCTCCACAGCCGGACGTTGCGATTGCTCCACCGGTAGGTGAGCTGCCAGACTCGCAACAAAAGGATGACACATGGGAACACAAGTACAAGGTCATCGAGGGCAAGTACAGAGCTGAGGTCCCGCGTTTAGCGGCGGACAACCGTGAGCTTCGCACTCAAATCGAAGCGCTTCAGCACCAGATGGAAAGTCTGAAGAGTCAGGCGGACAAACCGCAGCAGTCACTCATCAGCCAAGAAGACAGAGAGAAGTACGGGGACGACCTGCTCGACGTTATGAAGCGAGCAGCCCAAGAGCAAGTCTCAGCCAAAGATGCGGAGATAGAAGAACTCAAGCGCCGCTTGGATATGGTGAACACCACCACAGCCAAGTCCGTTGAGGTCAACTTCTTCGACACCTTAGGTCGGATTGCTCCTGACTGGGTAACGATCAACTCCGATGAAGGCTTCTTGAAGTGGCTTGATGAATACGACGAGCTGACAGGCAAAACCCGTCAAGACCTCCTTTCCGAAGCAGAAGCAGCTAAGGATGCAGAGCGCGTTGCGCGGTTCTTTACCAAGTGGAAAGCCACGCAGCAACAACGCACTGCCCCCAATTCCCAAGCGTTAGCCGCACAGGTGTCGCCCGATACGAATCGTGTCGTGCAGCCTCCTGCCGGTAAACGGATCTTCACCCGTCCAGAGATCGCAGCCTTCTACGCTGCAGCTCGACGCGGGGAAATTTCAGCGAAGGAAATGGTGGCGATGGAATCCGAAATCCACGCCGCAACGATCGAAGGGCGCATTCGTTAGCCCTTAGATATTAGCGGTACTGCTATATGTTAGGAGAAATAAAATGGCAGTTCCAGTATCCGCTGGTTATCCCCAGTACTCGTACAACGCTAACGCTGCTGGTTCAGCGTTCATTCCTGAGATTTGGAGCGGCAAGCTTCAGGTCAAGTTTTACAAGAGCACCGTTCTCGCTGAGATCACCAACAACGATTGGGAAGGCGAGATCAAGAATCAGGGCGACACGATCCACATTCGTTCGATCCCGACGATCACCATCTCGAACTACACGAAGGGTTTGAACCTGTCGAATCAGGTTCCGACCTCGACTCCGATCGAGCTGACGATCGACAAGGGCAAGTACTTCTCCGTCATCGTTGATGATGTGGATGATGTGCAGGCTGACGTTCGTCTGATGGACATCTTCACCAACGATGCTGCCGAGCAGATGAAGATCGCTATCGACGGCGACGTTCTGAACAACGTGGCTGCTGATGCTTCTGCGGACAACAAAGGCACCACCGCTGGCGTTATCTCGAACGACATCGACCTCGGTACCGCTGGCGCCCCTGTTCAGATCGACGCAACCAATGTTCTGGAAAACATCCTGAACTGCGGTCAAGTTCTGGACGAGCAGAACGTGCCTGAAGATGGCCGTTGGATGATTGTCACTCCTTGGTTTGCTTCGCTGCTCAAGTCCTCGGATCTGCGTCAAGCCTACTTGACTGGTGACGATGTGTCTCCGCTGCGTAACGGCAAGCTGGGCATGATCGACCGCTTCACCTTGTTCGTTTCGAACAACCTGACCAAGGTGACTGCTGGTGGTGACAACGCCTATCACTTCCTCGCTGGTACCCGTGACGCGATCTCGTTCGCTTCGCAGATCACCAACGTGGAAAGCCTGCGTTCGACTTCGACCTTCGGCAACATCGTTCGCGGTCTGAACGTGTACGGCTACAAGGTTGTGAAGCCTGAAGCTCTGGTGGATCTGTACGCCGCCAAGGCTTAATGCCTGATGGGGGAGGGAGAGATCTCTTCCCCCTTTCTTCTTTCTGAGGATGTATGCAAAAACTACTTAAGCAAAAGACAACCGGCGCCGTGTACCCGTGGACTGAGACCCTAGCTGGTCGCAACGATATGGTTGATTACGAGGTGCCTGCAAAAGTGAAAGCGCCTGTTCAACCGGTTGCTGAGACTGTTGAGCCGCAGGACGACATTAAAGCTATGGCGAAAGCTGTCCTGACCAAGAAGGGGAAAGCAAATGGCGAAGCCAGTGTGGGAGAAACCCAGTCCCAAGAAGCGCAGTAAGCCGCTAACGCCGAAGCAGAAGCAAGAAGCCAAGGCAAGAGCCAAGAAGGCTGGGCGTCCATACCCCAACCTAGTTGACAACATGGCAGCAGGGAGAGGCAGATGAAACGTCTAATCGCCGCACTAATTGCGTTGTTTGTAGTAGGAATCTCCGCAGCAGAAGAATCCCAAGCAGCGGGATTTCCGAACAACGCTGGCGGCTGGACGATCATCACTACTCGCACTGAGTACTGTGGCGCCAAAGACATGCGTGACGGGTACGCGTTCGGAACTAATGGCGCTGGCTACACGAGATTGTGTTGGCTCACGCAAAACGACAAGGTGCTTGCTGTCCTCGAGTCGGGTGAGAACCTGATCTGGAGCATTCACTCCTTCGAGGAGTTGGCTGCTGAGCCAGAGGTCAACAACAACAAGCTGTAGGAACAACATGAAAGCGTCCAACGTAAAGCGTGAAGGCGGCAAGCTGCAATACCGGGGCCACGAGTTCCCGGGATTCAACAAGCCGGTACCTGCGCCCAAAGGCGGTAAGCACAAGAAGATGGTGCTCGCCAAGAAGGGTGACGAGGTGAAGCTGGTCAAGTACGGCCACCGCGACTACGAGGACTTTACCCAGCACAAGGATCCGCAGCGCAGAGAGAACTACCTGAAGCGTTCAGCTGGGATCAAGAACAAGAGCGGTCAGCTGACCAAGAACGATGTGTTCAGTGCCAACCACTGGGCGCGGAAAGACCTATGGTAAATGACATTCCAAGACGTAATCAATGATGTACGTGTGGTACTCAATGACTCTCAAGGCGTCCGCTACACCACACCTGAGCTTCTCTCCTATGCCAACGATGGCGTTCAGGAGGGGTTTCGTCTGCGTCCTGATTTCCGTTTTGGTAACTATACGGCGGCTGCGCAGACCTACGTCGCTGGAGACACTATCCCTTTTCCGTCTGCGTACCGGATGCTACTGAAGCACTACGTGTGCTTCCGTGCCGAGCTGCGCGACGACGAGTATTCACAAGATGGGCGAGCTGCTGCCCTGCTTAGCCGCTTTCAGGCGGAGATGACTAAATGACAGCACACACCGCATTCCTCGACTACGTGTTACCTCAGGTGCCGGGCGCTACCAACGAAATGGCGCTGCACGAGATCAAGAACACGATCATTGACTTCTGCGAGAAGTCCCTCCTCCTGCAGATCGACCACGACCCGGTCACTGCTATCGAAAACATTATGGACTACGACTTCGAGCCGCCAAGTGGCAGGCTGGTCACGAAGATCATCCGAGCTTGGTACAAAGGCGTACCACTGGATCCGGTCGGTCCTGACGAAATCAATTCTGCATCCGTTTACAACCAATTATCTGGCGCGGCTATTCGCCGTGAGGATCCAAGACTGATTACCCAGAAGGACGCTCGTTCGTTCTCTGTGTATCCGATCCCCAACGAAACCGCTGCCAATGCGATCACCTTGCGGGTGGCGCTTAAGCCGACTCGGACATCTTCCACAATCGACGATGTCATCTTCGAAGACTACGCCGAGATCATCGGACATGGCGCCATTTCCCGCTTGGCCTTATCCCCTGACAAGCCTTACACCAACCCGCAGCTTGCCATAGCTCGTAACGCTCTCTACTTGGCTGGCTTGAATGTCGCCCGGGATCGTGCGCTCAAGGGCTACGTGCGTGTCAGCAAGCAAGTGAGAATGCGGAGAATCTAATGGCAGACAAAATCAAACTGGTCCAAGGGGACACAAGGCCAGCACTGGTGTGCACTCTGTCCGACGAGAACACGGGCAACCCGATCACGCTCAATGGCGCAACGGTGTACCTGAAGTTCCGTCAAGTAGGCTCTACAACGCTCAAAGCAACCCTGACCGGCACGATCTCAAATGCTGCGGGTGGTGTGGTGGTGTTCTACTGGGCTCAAGTGCCAACATCTCTTGATGGCCCCGCTGGCGACTATGAAGGCGAGATTGAGATCGTCTTTAGTGACGGCACGATTCAAACCGTATACGACCCACTCAAGTTCAAGCTGCGCGAGGACTTCTAAATGGCTGCGACTAAAAAATGATCCGGCTCAGTGTAGCTGCGACTCTCGCGGGATCTGATGTGGTGTACCAGTTGGCAGCATCTGCCATTGACTACATCCTAATCCAGTCTGCAGCGCAGCTCGATGAGACGGGTAAGTATCCGTACATCAAAGACACTGTTGCGGTTATTGACCAGAAGGTGATTGCGTTTGCAAAGGCGCTGCTGGACTCCGCGCTTGCCTCTGACGAACCGACCATTGCATTGGCGAAGGAGCTGGGAGATTCTGTCACCACTGCAGAGGCGGTGACGATCCTTCTCATCATTGTTCGGAATCTGGCGGACACCGTATCGACTGTAGACGTAAGCGAGTTCGATCTAAGCAAGGCGCTTGTTGATGTGGCTGCAGCTAATGACGCTAGGGTACTGAGCGTAGGTAAGTCTATTGCGGACACCGCAACAGGAAGTGACGCGTCAACCTTAAATGTCTCCAAGTCGCTTGTTGATTCCTTTCAAGCGCAAGACGCGCCCAGCTTTAACTTTGGCAGGACGTTGGCAGACACGGCGGTGTCAAACGACGCATTTGCATTCAGCTTTGCAAGGCTTGCGGCGGACAGCGCGGCAGTGGCTGATGTCGTCGCGTACAGCTTTGACAAGGCGCTTGACGACAGCGCTACTACATCTGACCTGTTTAACCGCCAGCTGCAGTGGGATCGGACATTTACTGACTCGCAGGCAGTGGCTGATGCAATCGCATCACAGGTCGGAAAACTGCTTTCTGATGCGGCAACGCCAACTGATGCAATCGCATCGCAAGTTGGGAAACTGCTTTCTGATACAGCAACAGTCTCCGACGTCGCTAATCGAAGCTTTGGTAAAGCGCTGACTGATAGTGCAAGCCCATTGGATTCTTTAAGTGCAGTGTTTCAATGGAGTAAAGATCTTGCTGATACGCAAGGTGCAGTTGATGCAATCGCATCACAAGTGGAAAAACTGCTTTCTGATGCCGCCAGCACTGCGGACGACGAAAGCTTCCTGCTGGACAAAGCAATTACTGGGGACTCTGTGACGGTGACCGAGAGCATCTCGATCGCAATAGCGGCGTCGAATCCGCAGCTACTAAACACATACGTTCTGAACTTCTTCGTTCTGAATGGACCGTGAGTTTTATACGAGGAGAAATAAATGCTTACACAAGAACTACTGAAAGCCACCGGACGTTTGAAAATCGAATTGTTCAGTGATGATGGCAAGTTGAAGGACAGCCGCGAGATCGACAACTTAGTTGTTACGGTCGGCAAGAACTTTATTGCAAGTCGGATGACCGGTGCGTCCGCCAACGTCATGAGCCACATGGCGGTAGGCACGAGCAGCACTGCGCCTGCGGCGGGCGACACCACCCTAGGCACAGAAGTAGGGCGCGTAGCCTTGACGTCTGGCACTTCGTCGGCTGCTGTTGCTACTTATGTTGCGACGTTCGGTGCTGGTACTGGCACTGGTGCGCTAGTCGAGGCTGGCATCTTAAACGCCTCTTCAGCTGGAACGTTGCTCTGTCGCACCACCTTCTCTGTTGTGAACAAAGGTGCATCTGACTCGATGACGATCACTTGGACTGTAACCATCTCCTAATAGGGATCAAGAATGCCAATCAAGTTCACCAACAACGCCACTACGACTTTAGCGTCGTCGATCACGTCATCAGCTACGTCGATACCGCTGGCTGTTGGTACTGGCGCCTTGTTTCCTGCTGTGACGACGGCGAGTGGAAACTTCTTCTACGCCACCCTTGTTGACTCGAGTAACAACATCGAGATCGTCAAGGTAACCAACAGGGCAACGGACACGCTGACGGTAGTTCGAGGTCAGGACGGCACTACAGCAAAAGCCTACATCGGCGGCGATAAGCTTGAACTGAGGCCAACTGCCGGAGCGCTGGCAGATCTCGGTACGGGCATGAACATCACGGATCTCCCGGCTGGCACTACGGTTGGTGGCGTTGCGATCGTGACCCCCGCTGCGACTCAGACGCTTACCAACAAGACGCTGACGTCTCCGACGATTACCACTCCGTCGGTTAGCAGCCCCAACTTGACTGGTACGCCGACAACGCCTACCGCTTCAGCTGGGACGAACAACACGCAGATTGCCAGCACTGCATTCGTAGCAGCTGCTATTGCCGCCTCGCCTATACCTGCGGGTACTGCCATGCTGTTCCAGCAGACATCGGCTCCTACTGGATGGACTAAGGTCACGACGCACGACAACAAGGCTCTGCGTGTGGTGAGTGGCTCAGTAAGCTCTGGTGGTTCGGTTGCGTTTACCTCTGCGTTTACCTCGCAGGGCGTTGGCGGTACGGTCGGAGCCACGACGCTGGCTACTACCCAAATCCCAGCGCACTCGCACACAATGAGATTCCGAACATCGGGCAAAACCACGGGCGGGAACACTCCGACCTCGGGTAGTACATCCGGAACCACAATTAACAACACAAATACCACCACGCTAGATTCTGGCGGCGGCGGATCGCACAACCACACATTCTCCGGATCATCTATCGATCTCTCTGTTCAGTACGTTGATGTGATTATTGCCACGAAGGACTAATTTATGGAACTTAAGAGCGGAACCTACTGCCCCCTCATCAAGAAAGACTGTATCGGGCTGCAATGCTCTTGGTTTACTCAGGTGCGCGGCACAAACCCCAATACCGGGAAAGAAGTGGATGAGTGGGCATGCGCAATTGCATGGCTACCCGTGCTTCTTATCGAGAACAGTCAGCAGCAGAGATCAACAGGAGCCGCTGTTGAATCCTTTAGAAATGAAATGGTGAAGGCAAACGAAAGCTCACAGCAAGCACTCCTTGCGGTGGCGAAGACCTCGTTATTGGAGATTAGGTAATGACAGCACCAATGAGAGCAACAATAATTCCATCAGATCAATTCTGCTCTGTGGATGGGGTCGGTTTTAACGGCGTTGACATGACGTCTGTAGGGCCAGAGGTGCATGCGGTTCAGTGGTACGGCACACATGGCGAGGTGGAAGTGCAGGACCCTAGCACTGGGAAGATGGTAACTAATGAGGAGATAACAAACCTCAACGACTTCCAAGCCGTTCTTGATTCATACTGGATTATCAGGGCTGCCCATGATGCAGAAGAACAAAGGGCAAATGACGAATCCACTGTAATTGAGGTGTAGACATGATCCTCAAGCCTTACCCAGCTTTTGGATACGTGCTGCTACGCGCCCAGCTAAAAGCAGGCGAAATAGTTACAGACGATGCCTTAGTGAGCAATATGCTCTTTATAGATAAAGCTGAGACAGATGAGAGCGGAAGCATAAATGGGTCGAGGGGTGCGTACATATGGTTTCTCATAAGCGGCTCTCATACGTACACCAATGTCGCTACGGGAGAAGTTGACCGTCACGGCCCCGGTTGGTGCACTCTTGTACACAAGCCAGCGGCAGGAGCCTACAAGTTCGATGTGCTTGAAGACAGCGAACATGTCTGCTTTTCACCGGCCGTAAATAAGGACCGCTCTCCAGTGATTCCTCCTCTAGAGTTCTTTGATCTAGCTGATGGATCGTCATGCGATCTGCCGCATGGCACAAAACTATATCTGTTGCGAGGGACATTAAGTTTAGCTGGGAAGGAAATTCCTAGCATGCGGCAAATCAGAATTGCGTCTGACAAACAGACTGTCACTGCGATTGGCAGGTGCCAAGGATACATCTTCAAGATTTAATTATGTTGCCATACCAAAAGCTGAATCTATCATTAGATATTGAAGGCATAGATACTGACGCGCGCAATCTGTACATGCATGCGGAATACTCTACGCCGCAGAAATACGGGCTAGCGCTCTCAAAGATATTCAGCTTTGTGTCTGTCCCAAACGCGACCTACGAGATCCAAGCAGATGACAAGCAGCAGATCTTAAAGCACATGCCTACAGAGCTGCTTGATATTGAGGTGCCGGAGGTTTGGGTGTTAAACATCAAGCCAGCTGATACGCAGGAACCGACAATGCTGGCTCCGCATGTGGATAAAGTCAGGAAGTGCTGCATCAACGTGTATGTAAACCCCCATGGAGAGAAGACTACCTACTATGAGTACACCGGAGGCAAGATAAAGGAGATCGGAAGTTTTGTTGCGCGGCATGGGGAATGTTGGGCGCTCGACTCGGAAAAGCCACACTCTGTTCTTCTCTCGCCTCCACATATTCGTAGAGCAATAAGCATCTCATTCATTCGCACACCATTCGAGAAAGTAATGGAATATCTAGAGGCGGCATGAAGTATTGTGCTCGCTTACCCATTGCTTTTGATCTATCCATGCTAAGTGAGGCGGAGATAACGTTTCATCGGTCGTACACCAAACCACAGAAGTACAACAGAGAGATGGATGACAAGCTCACTCCTGTGCGTGGCGATACATATTTGGTGCCTGAAAGCATAAAGCAGTACTGCATTTCTCTGTTGCCAAAAAGCGTCCTTGATCTTGAGGTGCCGCATATATTCATGCTGGTCATGAACCCGTGCGATGCAGCGAATCCAGTTCTTCCGGTGCACGTCGATCTGAACAAGATATGCGGAATCAATCTATACATTGACGCAAACGGAGAATCAACGCACTACTACAACTGGAATGCTGGCGATAAATCTCTTGTTGAGGTGGAGAGGTATGTTGCGGAGCGTGGGGACTGTTGGCTGATGGATACATCCGTGCCACATTCGGTGACCCTAGTGCCAAATCAGGGGAGAAAGATACTCACTTTCTCATTTAGCAGTACGCCATACGAATCTATCAAGGCAGCGCTGGAACAGGGGATGGTAGGTGCATAAAAAGATTTTCGCCGTTACTCCCGGGTGGCAAACCGTGGTGAACTGGATCGCTCTACCTTCCTTGTTGGTCGCCTTGTACCTTGCCGCAGAAGTTGTGAGCCCTTGGTGGTTGCTCCTGTCTTTTGCCGTGTACTCAGTATTCAACATTTCGGTGGCCTTGGGGTATCACCAACTGTTTACCCATCAGTCGTTCAAGACGACGCGCTTCTGGGAGATTGCCTTTGCTATTGCAGGGACACTAGCGTTTCAAGGGAGTCCGATTGCTTGGTCACACCTGCACTTCGTGCATCACCGCACGTCGGACACCCAGCAAGACCCCCATGTCCGTAGCCTCTGGTTTTTCTTGGTTAAGTGGTATCGCAAGGTTTCTATGCCGCCAGCAATGATTGTGAAGAGGATGCTTGCGGATCCAGTGCACAAGTTTCTGCACAACTATGGCCTGTTGCTTTGTGGGGGCCTTGCCGTAGTTCTCTGGGTGATTGATCCGCTGCTGTTGCTGTTTGGGTACCTAGCGCCTGTCGGGTACTTCTTTCTGGCGATTGCGTGTAGCCAGATCTTTACCCACGTTGGCGATAGACCTAGAAACGCTTATTGGCTCATTCCGCTCTTCCCTTGGGGCGAGTGGATACACAAGCCACATCACGACAGACCAAATGACTGGCGTAATGGGGGGTGGTGCTTGAGCTACTACTTAATTCCGTTTATTGAGGAGAGTGTGTGAATTGGTTCCGGCGCAGCAAACCAACAATTGAGTTTCTCAATGAGACCCCGGGCGTCGCGCAAATGATGCCAATGATCCCCGCAAAGGATTTTAGGCACCCTTGGGTAGATCGCGCCGTAAGGGACTTTGCAAAACTAAGAGAAGATCCCAACTGGAACCACAAGAAGGTGATTCACACCGCTCGGTGCCCCGGCATCTTTACGCTGCAGAGGCATGGTTGGATTATGAGGACATGGCAAGACATAGTGATCACCACCAAGAAAGAGGACCCAGCAAATTTTTCTTGGCTCGGCGCGTACTCCCAAGATGGTGTTGGCTTTCACCCGCCTGAACAACTCGCCAATTTCTGGGAGGAATGGCCGGATGACACGTTACGCACGGTGGTAAAAATCAATTCCGGGTGGCGCTGTGTTGTGCCAAAAGGATACTACCTACTCGAGATGCCAATCCCTCTTAGTGAGGAGAGGCGGTTCACAACCATCCCGGGATACTTCAGCAAAGAGGCGGGCCCGGCTTACATGAACGTGCAGCTCCTCTGGCATGTTCTGGATGGAGAAACGCTCATTAAAGCTGGGACTCCGATTGCTCAGTATGTGCTAGTCCCTAAAGAGCAGCACGGCATGATATGCAGAGACGCAACGCCCGACGACAAAGATCTGAGGGTGTTTTCGCTTTATGACTCATCCAAGTTCGTAAAAAGCTTTGGTGAGATAAGAAAGATGTTTGGATAACGGGCAGGAGTTAAATGAATCGGGAAGACTGGATGAACCGCAAGTGGCGCCCGACGATGGCTTGGGTGTACATGGCAATCAACGTTTGCGACTTCATCCTCTTCCCGGTCCTGTTCTCCATCATCCAGTACTACATGGATTCCGGGTTGATGCAGTGGCAGCCGATTACGCTACAAGCTGGTGGGCTTATCCATCTGGCGTTTGGCGCGATCTTGGGGATAACCGCATGGGGTAGGAGTAAAGAAAAACTGGAGCAGATCAAGAATGGCAAGCCTGATGATGAACTGGAAGCTGGTTAAGTGGATAGCACTATCACTCGCTGTCGTTGCGGTGTGCGCACTTTCTTGGAGTTTAGGGGCGGATCGCATACAGGCGAAATGGGATGCGGAGAAGGCTGCGCTTGCAGAGGCGGCGCTCAAGCAGGAGAGGAAAGACCAAGCGGTTGCGGACGCTGTAGGCGCGAAGGTGGCAGCTGCGGCTGTCAAGGAGCGAGTGGTCTACAAGACTCTGATCAAGGAGATACCGAAGTATGTGGAAAGTGATTGCGATTTGTCTGGTGGTTTCCGGGTGTTCCACGACGCAGCCGCGAACGCAACCGTGCCGGATCCCAGTGCCACCGGAGCTGATGCAGCCCCCGTCAAAGCTCAAGACGTTGCCGCCACAGTCGCAGAGAACTACGAGTCCTGTCGAGACAACGAGCGCCGTTTAGAAGCCCTTCAGGAAATAATCAAGAAGTACAACTCGCAATGATCAACTCGAGAGACATCAAAGAGCTTCTTCCCGTAGTCAGAGCAAAGGTAGAAAAGTTTCAGGATTTATGTGAAGAGCACGGGATTGACTTGCTTATCACTTCAACTTTTAGAGATGCGGAAAGCCAAGCAGCACTTTATGCTCAAGGCCGCACCGCTCCGGGCACGATTGTTACAAACGCCAAACCCGGTCAGTCGTGGCACAACCACCGATGTGCAATCGATGTGGTGCCGTTAGTAAGTGGAAAAGCAAATTGGAATACAAAAGATCCAGTGTGGGAAAAGCTGGGCGGACTGGGTAAGGAGGCTGGCCTCGAGTGGGCTGGCGAGTGGAAAAAGTTCAAAGAGATGGCGCACTTCCAGTACACGGGTGGCCTGACATTAGCTGAGCTTCAGGCTGGCGGAAAGGTAGTTTGATGAGCGAAGGAATTCACCGCGACCTTGGCAAGCACGACGCTCAGATCGAGGCGCTCAAAGAGCAGGTAAACCATCTGCACGAGGACATGAAACAAGTAATGGAGCAGCTCTCAGGCATTCAGCAAACACTGTCCGAGGCTAAAGGTGGATGGAGGACATTACTGTGGATAAGCGGACTATCAGCAACAATCGGAGGGGTGGTCGTAAAAGTAGCGATGTGGCTCCAAACGTTCCCAAGATAGACACGGCAGCAATAGTACTGGTGGAGTGGCTAGATGCTGAGCACCAGTTTGGATGGCAAGAAGGAAATCACCAAGCCGAGGAGGAGCCCCTGTTGAACTGTTTTACGGTGGGGTGGCTAATGAAGCAAACCAAAACACATGTGAAGGTATGCCAGACGTTATCTTCCGATAATCACGCGCAGACATTAGTGATTCCTATAGGGATGATTGCTGCGCTTACTGTGTTGCAACAACCAAAAAAGAGAAATGTCACAACGAATAAGTGAAGAGAAATTCATAGAGACTTGGAATCAACTTCAATCCGCTGCGGCTGTTGCAAAGTATTTGGGCGTTGCCGAAAGAAACGTACATCGTCGTCGAAGAGAACTTGAAACCAAGTTAGGCGTTAATCTAGGCTCCACAGACCCGCGTTCCCCAACATATGTGATTCGAGAACACTCACCCCGTGTTGACTGCTCAATGCAGAACGGAGTGATTGTTGTCGGATCAGACGCGCATTACTGGCCCGGGGTTATCAGTACCGCTCATCAGGCATTAGTCAAAGTAGTCAAGGATTTGAAGCCTGAGATCGTTGTGATGAACGGCGACTTACTCGATGGAGCCAGCATCAGCCGCCACCCAAGAATGGATTGGGGCGCAATGCCAACAGTCAAGCAAGAGCTAGAGGCTGTTACTGAGCGGCTACACGAGATCAAGGAAGTCTCTGGTAACGCAAAGACTTGGTGGACGTTGGGTAACCACGACATGCGGTTCGAAGCAAAGCTTGCTAACTCGGTTCCAGAGTTCTCTGGAGTTAGCGGATTTAGCTTAAGGGATCACTTCCACGGTTGGAACTTCACTATCAGCTTGTTCATCAACAAGAACCTGATGATCAAGCACCGGTTTAGGAATGGGACCCACGCTACGTGGAACAACACGCTGCACGGTGGGGTGTCTATGTGCACAGGTCACCTACACCGGCTGCAGGCAACGATTCTGTCTGACTATCGAGGAACCCGCTGGGGTATCGACTGCGGCACGTTAGCCGAGACAGATGGCGATCACATGCACTACGGGGAGGACAACCCAACCAACCACTGTTCTGGCTTTGCTGTGTTGACGATCGTAGATGGCGAACTCATACATCCAGAATTCTGTTCAGTACACGGGGAGAAAGGGTTCTTCCGTGGAAAACAAATCGTCTAAGAGGAAATAGATGGCTGGCTTGAAAATCATGACGCAGGGTGGGTATGTGCCCCGCGTAGCAGCTCACCTGTTGGCAGACAATGAAGCGCAGATGGCGCTCAACACAAAGCTGTATTCAGGTGATCTGCGTTCATGGAGAAAGCTTGGCCTGCTGTCGCCCTCTATTACGGTGCAGCCAGACACTAAGGCGATCTTCAAAGGCAAGAAGTCTAACGGAGACCCCCTCTGGTTGTCGTGGTTGACTGATGTGGATGTGGTGAACAACCCGCTCACCGACGAAGACAACCCGATGTCGATCTACTACACCGGGGACGGCGCGCCGAAGAAGACCAACTCCGCTTTAGCTGGATCAATACAAGGCAACTCGCCGCAGAACTGGTTGTACATGGGTGTGCCTGCGCCGACCAGCGCGGTTACTCTTGCCAAAGGCTCCGCCAGTCTTGGAGAGATCGAAGTCACGAATGGTGGCTCTGGGTACGCTGCATTGCCTGATGTATCTATCGCTGGTGGCGGCGGCTCTGGTGCTACTGGCGTGGCTGTGGTCACGGGCGGCGTTGTCACCGGCGTCACTATGACCAACGAAGGGGCTGGATACACCTCGAACCCCACCATTACGATCTCTGGGGCTGGTGGCGGCGGTGCTACTGCCACTCCACTCAGGGGCAAGGTCACTACTGTAGTCGTTGACGATGGCGGCACAGGCGGTCAGGTTGCGTCTATCAACATCACTGCGACCGGCAAGGACTATACGTCTGCTCCCACAGTGGTATTCACAGGTGGCGGCACGGGTGCAGCGGCTACGGCTACTGTGTCTGGAGGTAAGGTTACCGGCATCACTATCACCAATCCCGGCAAGAACTACCTAGAGCCCCCGGAGATTTCGTTCACGGGCGGCGGCGGATCGGGAGCCACTGCAACTGCCGTTATGGGAACTGGGTACAGCGTTGCGCCCACCATATCGTTCTCAGGCCCGGGATCTGGGGCAGAGGCAACCGCCTTCATCACTAATGGAGTCTTGACTTCGATCGTCGTGACCAACGGCGGCAAGGGCTATACGTCGGCCCCTACAGTTACCATTACCGGAACGGGCGCCAGTGGGGCTATTGCTACTGCCACTGCCAACACAGGTGTAATCGCCGGGATAAACATTACGAGCGGCGGCTCGGCTTATGGCCCTGTGGTCTCATTTACTGGCGGCGGCGGGAATGGCGCGACAGCTGAGCCTGTTGTGGATAATGGCGTTATAACGTCGATCACTCTCACCAATGCGGGTAGCGGTTATACGTCTGAGCCAACAGTCACCATTTCTGGTGGCGGAGGTAGCAGCGCCACAGCGCAAGCAAAATTCCGTACCGCTGAAACCCGCGTCTATACCTACACGTTTGTCTCTGAGTTCGGGTCAATTCTCGAGGAGTCCGCTCCAGCACCTATCTCGAGCGAGGTAAACATCTCCAGCGGTCAAGAAGTCATCCTCAGTAACTTTGCCGCTCCTCCCCAGACCAACTACAACATCACGAAGATCCGGGTCTACCGTTCGGTAACCGGAAGCGGCGCCACTGAGTTCTTGTTTGTGGATGAGATCAGCGCCCCAAACACCCAATACATTGACAACAAACCATCGGCGCAGCTGGGCGAGGTACTGCCGACGCTTGGGTGGAATGAGCCGCCGTCAGACTTGAGAGGTTTGTGCCTGCTGCCTAACCAATTCATGGCTGGCTTCAAGGGCAACCGCGTCTACTTCACCCCAGTCAACGCCTTCCACACCTTCCCTGAAGAGTGGTCAATATCGGTAGGCTCTGAGATCGTGGGCATCGATGTGTTCGGGCAGTCTCTCGCGGTGATGACCAAGAACTACCCGTTCATTATCACCGGCAGCTCTCCAGAGTCTATGTCGTCCGAGCGTGTGCCGATCTTGGAGCCCTGCGTATCGAAGACGTCTATCGCCTCGGATGGTAGCGGCGTCATGTACGCAAGCCCTAACGGCATGTGCATCATCAGCCTCGGGGTGCAAGGTCTTGCTACCGGCAACCTGATGCTCCGAGACAACTTCCAAAAGTTCAATCCCTCTACGATCGTCGGCGCAATGTTCGACGGCAAGTACTTCGGGTTCTTCACCGATGGAACGGAAGTCATCAAGGAGGGCGCGTTCATTCTGGATCGTGTCATTCAGGCAACTCCGCTCACGCTATCAAGTATCAGCGCTTCTGCAGTTTTTGTTGATGACGATTCGGCAACACTCTTGCTGGTGTCCAACAACATCATCCAGCGCTGGGAGGGCGACGATGTCAACACGCTCCCATACGAGTGGCTGAGCAAACGGTTTGTCTTCAACTCCCCCGCACACTTGGGCGCCATTGAGGTCGATGGCTCATTTGACGACATTGGCAACGTCGCTAATCTCCAGAAGCGGATCGAGGAGATCATCGCCGCCAACCAAGCGCTCTTTGCTACTGGTGCGCCGCTTCAAGGGGTTCTGAACGCTGTTGCTATGAACGCCCGGGATCTTAACGGCTCCATCCTTCAGAACATCCCGCAGGTTGTAGATGATGTGTACCTGCTCGTCGATCTCTATTGTGACGGGAAGCATATCCACACCGGGCAGTATGTGAGCAATGGTGTGTACCGGTTGCCGTCTGGCTTTAAGGGTCAGGTCTTTGAGGTCAAGCTCTCCGGCAACATCGAGTGCCGATACGTGAAGCTGGCCGAGACCATGAAGGAGCTGAAGACGTTATGAAAAAGCCAAGTATCCCCGCCGTGAACGTCGCGGACTACAAGGTGGCCTCGCTGCTTCGCCCGATGAAAGAGAACATCGAGTCGATGACCGGAGTCCGGGGAGGGCCGCTGCCGCAGCTATCAAACGACGCTGATTTGCCCACCGTTATCAGTACAATAAATGCCATAATAGCGCGACTGAACGCATAGTATGGCTAATCTGATATTCGACGTTGACAGGGTCTTCGAGTTTGTGACCAGCCGGGGTGTGCCAATGGTGTTCTCCGCTGGCATGCAGGGCATAGGTGTCGAGCGCAACGGCGAAATGGTGGGTGGGGTTCTGTACGACAGCTACAGCACAAACAACATCTTCATGCATGTGGCAGGAATCGAAGGTGGGCACTGGGCAACCAAGAGTTTTGTTAAAGCCGCGTTTGGCTACCCGTTCAACCAGCTCAAGTGCAAGAGAGTAAGTGGATGGGTTGAAGCATCAAACATCAAGGCTCGTCAGTTGGACGAACACCTAGGATTCAAACAAGAGGCTGTGCTCGAGGGCGCGGCTAGAGACGGCGGCGACGTAATCATCTATCGGATGTGGCGAGAAGAATGCCGCTTTATCTAAAGGACTAGAGAATGTTCGAACACAAATACGACGACTTCATGCAGTTCTACGGTGATGTCTGCGATGACCCCCGTGACCCGATCGAGCGCAAGCTCGCGGTCATGAAGAAACGCAACATCGCTTTCGGTGGTAAGGGCAGTGCGCCTGATCCGAACCCCGGGATGATTGCATCTGCTGAAGCTGCCAAGACTACCGCTGCAGCTCAGGAGCGAATCGCCGCCAAGACGCTGGACTTCTACAAGCAGCAGTACGAGGAGTTCAGACCGGTGCTGCAACAGGTGCTGAACACCGAGTTGGACATTATGGGCGAGAACAGGCAGAGGGCATCTGAGTACTCCGCCTATGAGAAGAGCACATTCCGTCCTGTAGAGCAGGCGCTTGTTGATCAGGCGAAGCAGTACAACACCGAGGCAAAGCGAGAGGAGCTGGCAAGTGCGGCAACCTCTGATGTTGCTCAGGCTTTCGACGTTGCTCGTGATCAACAGAACAGACAACTAGCTGCGGCAGGTATCCGACCGAACTCAGGTCGCTTTGCTGCGCTCAATCAAACAATGCTGACGCAAGAAGCGTTGGCTCGAGCTGGTGCGCAGAACACTGCTCGCTCTATGGCAACAGATAAAGGCACTGCGCTGATGTATGACGCTGCAGGTCTTGGTCGAAACCTCGCTACCAACGCATCGACCGCATACGGCGTCGCTATGAACGCTGGTCAAGGCGCACGGCAATCCGCCTTCGCCCCCGGCGAGATGATGGGTCGTGGCTTCCAAGGCGCTACTGCAGCTAACCAAGCAGCGATTGGCGGCTACGGCACGGCAGGCAACATCTACGGTCAAGAGTTCAATGCGCGTATGCAAGGCTACAACGCACAGCAGCAAGCTAATGCAGACATGTGGGGCGGCATCGGCAAGTTTGGCGGTATGGCGTTTGGCAAGTTATTGAAGGCTGACGGCGGCGAGGTGCGTCGTGGTTTGCATTTAGCAGATGGGGCGCATGTTGGCCCCGGTCCTGTGAAAGGCCCCGGAGGTCCGGTTGATGACAAGATCCCGGCGATGCTATCAAACGGCGAATATGTTATCCCCGCCGACACGGTTCAAAAGATTGGGAAGAAGAATCTCGACCGGTTGGTTAAGGAGACTCACACGCCAGCAGCGGTACAGCGCAAGCGCAAAGCTCTTAAGGGGAAAAAATAATGGCACGTGGACTAGGGGCGTTCTTTTCAGGTGTTGCTGAAGGCTACCAGACCAGCAAGAAGCTCAATGCAATGGAAGCCGCAGAAGAGCGCGATAAGCAGCGCATGAAGTTAGATGAAGACCGGATGAGGCTTGAGCGCGATCGGTACGATATTGAAAAATCCAGATCGGATCTAGCTAACAAGCTTACGCAACAACAGCTTGATACTGGAGAGCGACAAGCAGCCGAGGAAAAGCGCAAGCTAGACATGCGTAATCAGGTTTCCAAGAATACGCAAGAGCTTCTGGCTTGGAGAAACGGGCAGGCCCCAGCACCTGAATGGCTACCGACAGTCGCTGATGGCCCTATGAGAAAACGGGGTGTTGGTCAGTCTCAGCCGACGCCACTTGACCCAAACGAGATAACCGAGACGCAGTTTCGCCGCCTTGTAAATGGCATTCAGCAGAAAGCCCTGATTGATTATGGGGCACTCGATGCCGATGCTATCGAGAAGCAGGTTCAATTTCAGAAGATGATCAAGAACGAAGGCGTATTTGAGGCGTTCGATCATTTTGAAAAAAACCAAGACTCCCCGAGGGCGCTTAAAATTTTTGAGAAGAATGGCGCGTTTGGCGATGTTCCCAAAGGGACTTTCTTGAGGACTGAGCGCGATCCGGAAACCGGCGTGTCTGACATTGTTGTGTACAGACCGGGCCCAGATGGGAAGCCCCAGCGATACACCAGCCGCTCAGAGATTCTCTCAGCAATGATGCCGGAGAATCTGGTCAAGTACGCTCAAGACATGAACAAGTCTAGGTACGAGCAGACTCAACAAAACAACCGCACAGACAAGACAGTTGCTGGCGGCATCACGCAGGCGCAGATTGGCGCTAGAGCGCAGATCGCCTCAGTTTTGTCGAGGCAAGACGGGAAGAACAACGATCACGAAATCTTCAAAGATCTAATCCTAGACCCGAACGGCAAGGTAATGAATAACCCTAACTTTGCTTTGAACCCGGAATCTCGCCTGCAGTCTGCGCTTGACACATTTGAGACAGCGCAGCGCCTCTATGCTGAGGCACAAGCAGCAGGACGTCCGATCCCTCATGCTAAGGCTGCGGCAGATGCGATGAGGATAGTTGAAGAGGCGATCAGAAAACAAGGCAAGCGTTAATAGGATAGGCAATGGCGATTTACCAGACAGCAAACGAAGCAGGGCAGAAGGTTCGCCGTAGAGGACAAGCTATTAGTAGCGGAGACTACGTCGCCAGACAAATGTTTGGTGATGAGATGAATGCGCGCATTGATGCTCAGTTGCAACGGGCAGATGAGTACATGAGATCTGGGCGCAAAGCTATAGCTACACCACAAGAGCAGCCATCCAAAACCTATGATCAGATCCTTGCCGAGGCGCAAGCCGACCTAGCGCAAAAATATTCCAGCGCAGATCCAAGCACTGAAGCTCAGCCCTCTGGCGGTACCTTCATGGGCGATGTTGGGCGCTCCATTGCTAGGGGTGGTCTCGGCTTGGTTGGTGGCATAAACGAGGTAGCCAACCTAGTAACGATGGGTGCGCCTGACGCTGCCGCTAGATACATCTCCGGCACGACTCCGGGTGAGGTCATTGATCGTTACCGCAAAGAGCTAGGCGCCAAAGACTCTGCTGAACTTCAGGCACAACGCGCAGAACTGGAGAAGGCTGACGGCTTTATCGATAGCTTTACCGCTGTTGTGTCAAACCCGCGCTTGGCTGGGATGATGGCACTCGAGATGGGACCTCAGCTCCTCACGGTAGCCGGTGCCGCTCGCCTTGCCGCCGCTAGAGCATTTTCTGCCGCAAGCACTGCTGGCCTATCCGCTGAGGCTGCTCAGGCTGCTGCCACGACCAGCGCTACCCGCACCGTTCTTGGTTTGAACGCTGTAGTCGAGGGT